ATCGGACTGGACTCGCTACGTGGGGATCGACCCAGGCCACGCGGTCATGGCAACCCTGTTTCTTGCGATCCCGCCAGACGAGAAGTTCTGGCTCATCTATGACGAACTGTACATCCGCAACTGCAACGCGCTGATCTGGGGCGAACAGTTCTGTCAGAAGGCGATGGAGCAGAACATCTACACCGGGATCATGGACATGCACGGCGGTGCGCTGCGTGACCTTGGGTCGGGAAGACTTCCGCATGAGCTGTACTCCGAGGAACTCAAGAAGCGCAAGTTCCGCTTCCAGTTGACGAACACGCAGTTCATCCCGGGGTCGGATGACATCCAGGCCCGCACGGCTCTCGTCAGGCAGGCATTGCACATCAAGGGCGACGGCACCACTAAGCTCAAGTTTTTAGAGGGCGGGTGTCCGAACCTACTCAGAGAGATCAAGCGGTACAGGAAGAAGACAACGACGGTCAATGGCCAGGTATACGTGACTGACGAACCACAGACCCGAGGCGAGGTCCACGCCTGCCAGGTCTTGGAATACCTCTGCGCCAACGAACCGAAGTACCACAAGCCACCCAAGACCTACGGCCCTACTCCATGGTGGGTGGACTACTTAGACAGGAAGAAGAAACGTGAGCGGGCGTCCGAAGACTCCTGCGTGATCCTTGGCCCAATGGGAAGCCGGAAATGACTAGCTACGAAATGCCCGAAGTGAAGATTGGCGACATGGTTCTGTTCTACGCCCATGAGGGTGCGGACCCTGTCATGGCCTTTGTGACCACCACGGCCTCGCGGACCCTGACCCTTTGGTCCGTGGTCCCCGGATACGGCGGGGTGGAGAAGTCCAGCGTCCATCACAAGGACGATCCGGGGGTCCAGGAGTTCCCGGCGTGGAAAGAATACGGCTTCTGGGGACCCCGGCCGGCGGGCAAGGAAGCGATCCTGTCCGAGAAAGTCGCCCTTCTTGAGAAGAAAGTGGCCGAACTTGAGGGCCGGAAGGGCAATAGACAGTAGGGAGACTGTATGCCAGCGAAAGCCGTGTTTGACCTTGCCCTTGCTGCGCGCCTTCATGCCAATGGCATGACGCTGTGTCGGGTTTCCAAGGTTCCCGGAATGCCCTCACAGACAGCCCTAAAGCGACACTTGCTTGCGGGCGGCCATGAGGTATGGACTGGACCGTGGAAGCTGCGGGCGGTGTCTGCCGACGCGCTCGCAGAGCTTCATCACACCCGCGGCCTAACGGCCGGGCAGATAGGCGAAATGTTTGACTGCTCCGCCAGCGCAGTCAGGCGCAAGGCGGCGGAGCTTGGCCTTTCAAAAGGCCGGGGCTGTGGGTCAACGAAGCACCCTCCAGGGCCGTCTCATCCGAACTGGCGCGGCGGAAAGCACACGTCTCCCAGTGGCTATGTATTTGTTCGTCGCCCTGACAATCCAATGGCCGGCGCGAACGGATACGTTGCAGAACATCGCCTAGTGATGTCGGAAAAGATTGGCCGTCCATTGGCCAGCAAAGAGCAGGTGCATCATGTCAATGGAATCAAGGATGACAACAGGCCGGAAAACTTGATTGTTGTCAAATCGGGCAAGCATCAGCAATTGCACGCAGACCACAGGCGAGAGGTGTGGGGGCTTCGGAAGCGAATCGAAATCCTTGAGTCGCAGCTCAATCCCGCTCCAGAACTGAAGGTGATGGGATGAGCAACGACAACCCCCTGGCTCCAATTGCGAAGAACTGGCTAAAATTGATCAGTTTAGCCGAGGCCCATAAAAAGGCGTTCACAGACGACGCAAAGGAGGCGATGGGGTTCTACGCGAGCGATCCATCGGTTATGTGGGAAAATAGTTACGCCCATGGGGAGCGGGGCTACAACCGCGGCATCGACCCTCCCGCCTTCCGGATGACGGTCAACCGTGTCTGGGAAGCCGTCCGCTTGTTCTCGGCGGTCATTCATCACCGGAACCCTGCCAGGACGGTCAACGCGAGGCAGTTCCCCATCATCGGACCACAGCTGCTGGGAATCTTCCCGCAACCCCCGGTTCCGCAGATGGGTCCAGAAGGCCCTGTGATGGGGCCTGACGGCCAGCCGGTGATGATGCCCGATCCTGGCGTCCAGGCGTACCAGCAGGGCATGGAGCAGCAGCAGTTCGCATTTGAGCGCCGCAAGGTTGTCTCCAAGCTCTTGGAAGACTACCTCAACTACACACCCAACGAGCTTGATCTAAAGCGTCACTCTCGGAAGGTTGTGGAAGAGGCGTTCATCAAGGGCGCTGGCGTATGGTGGCATGAGCTGTATTCGCCGCCCGGCTCAAACGTGAAGATGGCTGGATCGTTCTTCGACTCCATCGACAACCTGACTTGGGACCCTGACGCCGACGAGTTTGAAGACATCCGCTGGGCCGCACGCAAGCGCGTTCAGCCCGTCGATGAAGTGGCGGCGAAGTTTGGCCTGTCTGTTGATGACCTCAAGGGTCACGCAGAGTCTTACTCCTCGCGGGTGAATGAAGACCAGCGCGGCTACAAGACCCAGAAGCGGGCGGGCAAGACGGCCGATCTGATCTGCTACTGGGAGGTCTACTCCAAGATCGGATTCGGTGACAGGCTCAAGGACTCCGACAAAGACCTCCGTGGCAAGTTTGAGGCCATGGGGCCGAACTGCTACATCGTCGTTGCCGAAGGTGTGGACTTCCCGCTGAACTGTCCACCCAAGATGCTCCAAGAGCCGGTGGACGAGACGGGTATTCCGCAGCAACTGTTTATGAATACCCAGTGGCCCATCCCCTTCTGGGCCGAGCCGCAGGGATGGCCGTTCACTCTTCTTGCGTGGCACGGCAAGCCCGGCTACTCATGGCCCGTCTCTCTGATTCGGCCTGGGATCGGTGAGCTTCGATTCATTAATTGGGCGATGTCCTTCCTTGCAACACGCATCGCAGCGTCCAGCCAAGTTTTAATTGGCGTGTCAAAGGCTGCGGACGAGAACCTCAAGAGCAAGCTGCTTGAGAAATCCGAGGGCGGCTTCAAGATTGTGGAAATCTCCGAAGCCATCGGGCGGTCGGTCAACGATGTGATCTCGGTCTTCCAACTCCCTGCGGTTACGGAAGACCTTTACAAGATCATCGCGGAGGTCACCGCCCTCTTCGACCGGCGAGTGGGTCTGACAGAGTTAATTTACGGCATGACCAGAAATCAGTTCCGGTCAGCTGCAGAGGCCAACGTGAAGGCCGAGCAAATCTCGGTCAGGCCAGACGATTATGCGAACACGCTGGAAGACGCCCTTTCGGACGTTGCGAGGAAGGAAGCCCTCCTTGCCCGCTGGCTGATTCAGCCACAAGACGTTGCTCCGCTCATGGGGCCGATGGCAGCCCAGGCGTGGCAGATGCACGTACAGCAGGAGAATCCTGACGCCATTGTCAGGGAGTACGACTACCGAGTCGAAGCCGGCTCCGCGAGGAAACCCAACATCGCCACCAAGACAGAGAATCTCAACAACCTGATGCAGGTGATGATGCCTGTCGCTCAGGGCATGTTGCAGGCCGGTAAGCCGGAACTCTTCAACACGCTCATGGCCAAGTGGGGCGAGGTCAACCAGATGGATGTGGCCGACTTCGCCATCCCCCCACCACCGCCACCACCCCCAGGGCCACCTCCTGGGGCACCGCAAGAAGGCCCTCCGCAGGAACAGCCGCCCCAAGGCCCTCCCCCGGGACAGTAGTTGTATATGGACCTCCCATTCGACATCGCCAACTCATCCTCGCCCGTGCAGGCCCATTACCGCCGCATGGTTGAGGCTGGCCAGAATCCACGGTTCGCAGAGATGTGTGCCCTGCAATCCCCTCCCGGCACGCAAGGCACAGACCGTGCGTTCATGGAAGGCCGCATGAACAACCAGCAGCTGGACTCCATGCCGCTCCGCCAGGCCAAGTACGTGGCTGACGAGGCTAAGGCCGCCGGGATCAACATCTCAGGGAAATACTACTGCGGCGGCATCGCCAACCAGCGCGGCTGGCGTGACCCCAAGGCATGGGTGTCCAGCAACGATGACGTTCTCCGCGTGGCCAAGGAGCGCAGGATGATGGTGACCGGAAGCGTCAACTATGACCCCGGCCCCACCCCGCCAAAGCGAACGCTCATCAACGAATCAATCGTCAAGGACTTGGTGCGACGGGAGAAGAAGAAGAACCCCGGTGCCAAGACTTCCGAACTCCGTGAAAAGGTCATTGAAAAACACGCCTACAAGGTAAAGAACCGATGAACGAGATTGCTCGCCACTTCTCCCCCGGCATGGTTGTCACCGCCAACTCCTCGGCGGCAACTACCTCGGGAATGTTCCCATTCGGCCGCTTCGGCGGCGCATGTGTGATGATCGCCAACACTGGCGGCGGCACGCAGATCAACTGGCACGGAACCGTCGATCCCTCTGTCACCCCAAGGCAGGTGTACGCTGACGGCTCTGCGGTTGTCACGGCCCTCACCATTGGCGTTCACCCCGTTCCAGACGCCTGCTTTGCGTCCAACTACGTGGTGCCCGTCGTTTCGGGTGCTACCACCTGTGCGATGACCGTCATGGCAAAGGGCTGACATGGGCTTATCCCCACGCACGCTGCGCCCCGCGAATAACTTCACCCCCCGCTCCATCAGCGGCCTCGCCCTCTGGCTTGACGCTTCTTCGGCCGACACGCTTTACACCACCGACGCGGGGCCGGTGACGGCGGTGAGTTCGCCTACGGAGATCAGTGGGTGCGTTGGCTGGTGGGATGCCAGCGATGCCAGCACGCTGTTCGCTGCTGATACCGGCTCCACGCTGGCGACAACTACAGTGGGGCGGTGGGCGAACAAGGTTTCTGGCGGCAGCGACAAAGACCTCCTGCAAACAGACTCCACCAAGCGGCCAACGATCACCGCGAACTACATCAACGGGATTCAGTCGCTGGTGTTCGACGGCGTCAACGATGCGTTGGTGCGGAGTTTCACGCTAGACGCGACTTGCCACCTATTCTGTGTGATGAAGTGGCCGAACGCCTATGTCTCAACGCTGCGGGCGACGGATGGAGCGAGTTTTAACACTCTATCGATTATTCGCACATCCAATACTGCGATGAGTGTCATCGGCAGCAGTCCGACATTGCTGTCCGGCACTGGCAACACACTGTCTCCGCAGATAGTGGAAGTCCGAAAAAGCACTTCTGGCCGTTTCGGGATCAACGGTGCGGGCCAGAGCGAAGGCTCGCTAGACACCACCGCGCCAAACGGACTGACGCTGGGCGCATTCGGCGGCGGCGGCTCTGCGTTCGATAACGTTGGCTTCGCAGAAGTCATCGCTTTTTCCGATCCGCTGTCTGTGGCAGATGCCGCGAGGGTGTCGGCCTACCTCGCTGCCAAGTGGGGCATCGCTGGCGTCCACATTCCCGCCACCGCGACGAGCGATCCGGTGGGCGCATGGTTGGACAAGAGCGGCAACGCGAGGCACGCAACGCAGAGTACGGCGGGAAATCGCCCTGTCATTCATTCGGCCACTCAGAACAACAGAAAGATTCTGTCGTTCGACGGCAGCAACGATGCCTTGCTTGGCAC